ATGCCGCTGAACAAGATGGGCTCCCCAATGACTACCGATGTGGACGTCCTACTGGCAACAGAGGAGGAGCATCTCGAAGTACTCAAGACTCTCTATGAAAACAGAAACACCGAAACTAGAAGCACAAAACCTGATATTGACTGCCCTTAAAGAGGCGTACTTCAGGAGGGCAAAGAAAGAAAAAATTGGAAGCACGAAACAACTAACCGAAGAAATCAACCTACTAGAATCCGCAATCAAAGAACTCATACAACAAATTAAAGATGACAAAGAAAATTGAACCATTTAAAATCATTGGCCGTAACGGCCATTCATGCACCCTAACAAAGCTGAAGCCAAAAAAGTATCTGCTCTCGTTTGTTCACGCGAGTGTGCGGTGGGGTTATAAAGAGGACTCGACAGAGATTGACTTCGTCGATCCATCCGGCGGTCCGTTTATTTCAGTCGGCACGTCGCTTCGAGACTTGCATCCGAAACTTCCAGATAAGGAGATTGTCTCAATTACCGTTGATAACGATATCAAAGTTACGATCATTGACATATGAAAAAGCAACCAGACCACGGCTCACGTGGACACGCAGAGTTCTCGCCGTCATCCCTCAAGTACGTATCAAAGTGTTCTGGATTCCACGGACGCGAAGGCACTAACGCCGCCGCTGAAATGGGAACACGAATCCATGAAGCGTTGGAAATCTTTGATCCGTCGGCTCTTCACAACGAGCAAGAGCTAGACATCTATGAAAGGATCGTGGCGATGGAGGCAGAGTTTTTGGGTAACTTCAGCGGCATCGCTAAGGAGTTCAACGAGATCCAAGTTACCGTATCCCTCAACGGCACAGAGACGTGGGGGACCTGTGACCGATTCCTGATTCTTGCAAACGGGAACGCTGTGATGGCGGATTATAAAACCGGAATCAGTATCATTGATCCACCAGAAAAGAACTGGCAAGCGAAGGCGTATGTCGTCGGCGCGTTCCAGAAATTTCCGGACGTGGAAGAGATTACGTTTGTGTTCTATGTACCACAGCACAACCAGTCTCTGTACCATACCTTCTCACGTGCGGCTGATCTCGATCGTTTGATCGACGAACTGAGCATCGTTATCCTCAAGGCGGAGAAGACTCGACCCAAATGGATCGGTGGCAAGCCAACTCTGGAGGACCTCACTCCGACGCCGAACTGCCGCTTCTGTCGCTACGAAGATATCTGTCCGGCCCTTGGCGGATTGGTACTAGAGGTAGCCAGAAAGATCGATCCACAGATTCCCGATGTGGACATCGAGAACACCGAAGATCCAGTAGTGCTGGAAGAACTGTGGGCCGTTGCTAAGGTCGTCTCAAACTGGTCTGAGCGACTTCGCTCCAGAACTGTTGAACTCGCGAAGAACGGGACCGAGTTCCCCTCCCTCCGGCTCCGCTCGATGGGATCGACAAAGAAGATCGTAGACAACTCAACAGCCGTTTCAGTCGCTCTGGAGTTCGGACTTTCTCCGGAAGACATTATCCAAGAGGCTACTTTGTCGGTTAATAAGTTAGCCAAAGCAGTCGCGGCTAATGTGGAAAAATTAGAAAAGAAAAAAATATCTCAAGATTTTGTTGACGCCTGTCAAAACGCTGGCATCATCGAAACGTCCGAACCGCGATACACGCTGTCCTGACAACAAACAACAAACATAGAAGCTAGAAACCATAATAATATGAGTGAAGAAACCGAAATGCTAATGGCACAAAACACTGGAATTATCAGCAACCCAAGTGGCCTGATGATTGACTCGAACGATATCGACATCCCACGTGTCAATGTCGTTCAAAAAATCTCTGACATCGATGCTCCTACCGGAAGCCTTGTGTTGGATAAAAAGTATGTCCTACTCAAACCGGAAGAGACTGGCGCGGCTATTGTCGTCTCAGCGACTAAGGCTTGGAAGGAAGATATTCCGTTTGATTCGGATGGGATCCCTCGGATCGCTAACGATCCTGACAGTGCTAAACGATTGGCGCTCGACTCTGAATGGCCCATTCTTGAGTTCGCTGATATTGTCCTGCTGTTCAAACAGCCAGAAGGCAATGCAGATGATGAAGCCTACGCGTTCCCTATTGGTGACGATAACTACGCAATGGCTAAACTGTACGCAGCAAAAGACGCCTACAGGCGGACATTCAAATGTCTCGCTACGTTCGCTGTCTTCAACCGCAACACTCCGATCCAAAGCCGTGTTTGGGATTTCCAGACTCAGCTCATGGAGAAGGGTAAGTACAGCTGGTATATTCCAACGCTGAAGGCGACTAACAATCAGACGCCGAAAGCAGTTGCTGAATTCCTCTCATCCTTTAACGCCTGATACCATGACTCATCACGAAATCATCCGCCAAGAAATCGAACACGCATCCAAAGTTATTGCAGAACTCAGTGAAAACATTGAGAAGCTCACTGCACAACGGGATCGTATCGCCGCCTTTGTCGAAGCAATGGACGTTGCCTTGACAAGCATTCCAGAACAACTGGAGTTTGAACTAGAGACGCCGCAAAACGTCGTTAAGTTCGATCAATAAAAAACCACCCCGCGCACAGCTCCCCCCGTTCGTTTATTAGCGAACGCTGTGCGTGGGGTATCTTTTTGCCTAAAAACAATATGAATACATATGCACTAGATTTCGAGTCGTACTACGACAAACAGTGTTCGATCACTACCTTGGGGCCGAGAGGTTATTTCTCACATCCTAACTTCGATGCCTACATGGTATCTGTTGTCGGAGACGAAGGAACTAGATTCTGTGGACCTCCAGCCGACTTTGATTGGACCATACTTAATGGTCAACGCATCCTTTCCCACAACGCCTCGTTCGACCAACACCTCTATTACTTTGGTGTGGAGAACAAGTGGTGGCCATCAGTCGATTTCGCAGAGTGGCACTGCACCGCCGATATGGTCGCTTGCCTCGGACTTCCAAGGAGCCTTAAAAATGCTTCCGCTGTCGTCCTTGGAATAACTGTGGACAAGTCAACCCGCGATAACATGAGCGGGAAGAAGTGGTCCTCCATGACAGATGAGTTCCAGAAAGAAGTCATCGAATACGCGATCAAAGACTCCGAGTACTGTTTGGAGCTGTGGCAACGCCTGTCAGACAAATGGTCGGAACGCGAACGCCGAATCAGTTTCGTTAACCGATCCGCCGTATTCAATGGCATCCCGATTGATACTGAGCTGCTTCAGAAGAGCATGGCGGATATCAACCAAACGCTATTCAATACCGAAGAATCAATTCCTTGGGTTGGAGAGAAGCCCGTCTTGAGCCGCATCGCGTTCAATGACGAATGCCGCAAGAACGGTTTAGAGCCTCCGGCCAGCCTTGCTCTGGACAGCGACGAAGCGAACGAGTTCTTAGATACCAATAGTGAACAATACCCTTGGATCAACGCTGTCCGTAACTTTAGGCGGATCAATTCCCTCAAGCGCAAACTCGAATCGTTCGACAAGGCGACGATGGACGACGGTAGATTCTACGGCGGGCTCATGTATTTTGGAGCACACACCGGACGCTTTTCTGGATCCGGAGGGAATCTAAACCTACAGAACCTACCACGTGGCGAGATGTTCGGAGTTGACCTTCGATCGCTTATCGCGCCAGCCAAAGGAACCAGACTGCTCGCTGTTGACCTATCGCAGATTGAGGTACGCACTCTATGCTGGTTGGCAGAAGACAAAGACACAATGGCAGAGATCGCCGCGAGCGATGACATCTACCAAGCGTTTGCCGTCCGTTTCGGGCTGTGGGATAAGGACAAAGGATCGATGCGCGACCTTGATCCGAAAACCCGTCATATGGTCAAGGCAATCGTCCTCGGCTGCGGCTACGGCTGCGGTCCGGAAAAGTTCTCTATGATCTCCAAGATGAATCTCACCGAAGCCGAAGGCGCGGTAAACCTGTACCGGACAAAGATGAAGAAAGTCGTCGGGCTTTGGAGGACATACAACGAGAACATGGGTCTCTCGAAACAGCAAGAGGATGAGTTTTCGATACAGCTCCCATCTGGCAGATCCCTGAACTACGGCCATCTACAGGCTGTGCCCCATAAAGGCCGTATACAATATGTTGCGATGATGAACAAGCATTCCAAGAAAATGCCTGTCAAAGTCTATGGCGGTCTTCTGGCGGAGAACGCCAGCCAAGCCCTTGCCAGAGACGTTTTCTGCGACATGCTTTGCCGGATCCACGATGCTGGCTTGAAAATTATTTTCCACGTCCACGATGAAGTAGTGCTGGAAGTTCCAGAAGAAACTGCTAACGTGGATCTCCAGCGCGTGATCGAGATCATGTCCACTCCTCCGGATTGGATCCCCGATATCCCACTTTCTGCTGAAGGATCAATTCTTACTAAATACACAAAATGACATACCGATACATCAAGAACCTACGCTCGTCTGCTGCTTCTAAATCTTCAGATCTGAGCAAACTTAAAAAGAAAAAACCAGAACATAAAAACAAAGCGGCATATAGAACATGGTGTTCTGACAACGACACAGACCACGTATTCTATAGCACCGTAGAGGGCGACGCCCCATCGAAGAGAGTTAGCAACGACAATCCTCCGGCGGCTATCTATGGCATCGTCGCAGACTATGACGCTCCTGTTGATTGGGACGCCGTTGACAACGCGATCAAGATGAAGTGCGGAGACAAGATACCGACATGGCGCTCCAAAACCCATTCGGGATATATCCGTCTTGTGTGGGAATTTGAAGACCGTCTGCCGATCACACTAGAGATGTTTGAAGTCTTCATGAAACACATGAAGGACTCACTCAAGCTCGACCGCATCTTTGCCGGATTCGATGCCACATCGCTCAAGCCAAACCAATACTTTGAACTCGGAGAAGATTGGGTTCAGATCGGAGGCAAGACTTCGTCCGCCGTCTACCAAACGGCGCTCATGAAGGCCGCTAAAGAAAAGCCGCCACAGACCAGCGAGACCTCCATCCCTATGGATGTCATCGGCGCTGAGGTGCAGAAACAATTCCCGAACCGTTGGGTCGGTGAATTCGATATCGGAGTACGCGGACCGCTATTCTGGATCGATGATGGCATCAGCCGCGAAGGGTGCCAGATCGTCGAAGACGGTGTGGTCTGCTACAGCGACCGTGCCGGAAAGGGATTTGTTTCGTGGCGCGAAATCCTCGGAGCCAAGTTCGTCCAAGAATACGAGCAGAAAAAGCTCGGAAATCTTTTGGATCAGTACTGGTTCAACGGGAAGTCTCACTTCAAGTTGCTCCACAGCACAGCCGTCGATATCCCGAAAGACCAGTTGATCCTCGAACTCCGCCAGTTCGGCTTTAACCCAAAGGCAAAGAAGGGGCAGCCGCTCTCCGAACTGGAAGCCGCAATCCTTGTGATTAACAACCAGAACCGCATCGACGAGATCGCGCCAGTGGTTTTCTCTAAGGACCGCGTCGTGACATATAACAGTCACCGAATCTTGAACAATGCAAACATCAATCCGGTTGAGCCAGCCGACAACGGCGATCCAGCAAACTGGCCGTTCATCAACCAATGGCTCGGCCAGCTGTTCCACAATGCAGGAAACAGGCCGACTGTTGAGTATCTATACGCATGGCTCAAGAGATTCTACTCAGCCGTCCTCAACCGACAATTCGTGCAGGGACAGGCTATGCTACTGGTCGGCCCAACAAATAAAGGCAAGTCGCTTCTGTCCAATAGGGTCATCTCCCAACTGGTCGGTGGATATGCGGATGCTTCGGACTACCTCTCCGGACAGACGAAATTCAACAAGGACTTGGCGCGTGTCGCCGCTTGGGTCATCGACGATACAACGTCGGCGGCTTCGTTCCAAGACCAGCGCAAAGCTACCGAACTCATCAAGCGTGCCGTCGCCAATCCGAGGATCGAGTACCATGCCAAGTATGTAGACGCCATCTCAGTCCCGTGGACCGGACGGGTGATCTTCTCGCTCAACATGGACGCGAACAGCCTCTCCGTGATCCCGTCTCTGGATTCAAGTAACAGGGACAAGTTGATGGCGTTGCGGATCAGCGGTAAGGCGACAAGCAACTTTCCCCCAAACGGAAAACTGGAACAGATTATCTCTGCCGAACTCCCATACTTTGCCAAGTGGCTTTTGGATTGGGACGTTCCTGCCGAGATCGATGACGCCAGCCGATTCGGAGTTAAGAGCTATATCGATGAGACAATCGCCTCAGCCGCCTACGATAACTCAAGCCGTTCCTCCGTAGCGGAGTTGGTCGAGTTCTTTGTCAAGCGTCTGCGGGATTACAACAAGGAGCTTACCCACTGGACGGGCACACTTACTGAGTTCCAAGTCGCTCTACACGACCTCAACAACGGGCGTGCCGTCGGCATGTCAGGAAACCTTGAGTTTGTCCGACGCGGCATGGCCACAATGGAAGAGGCTTTCCGTAGCAACACCCATGTCCGTCCTGTCCGTTCATTCGGCCAAGGAGGCGGGAAGGTGTGGGAAGTCAACCTTGATCCGAAGTACGATATCAGCAGGAGCCAAGATAGCTTTGGAGATCCTCCATCTTCTTGAGCTTCGATATCGGGATGTGATAACCATCCACACGGTAGGTGAACCCGTTATCCCCGTCGGGTTCACCTGCTTTTTTGAAGTCGGCTCTCCGTTTAAAGGAATCGGTCTTAACCCATCCGAGAAGCCACAGCTTTACCAATGAGTCGTGGCAGCGAAGAAAGACAAACAAGTCGTTCTCGAACATGTGGGTCTTCTTCAGCTCGACCGAAGCAGAATACTCTGGCTTCGGGATAGCTCTAGCCGTCTTTGTTTTGACTTCGATAGAGATGCCAGAATGGGTGATGAGGTCGTAGCTTTTTGAAAGCTCGCCGCAGTGATTGATTTGATCTCCGAGGAATCTCTCCATCGCAATCTCGCCGAGCATTCCGGCCATCCTTCCGGCACCTCTGGTGTAGGAATTTGCTAAGACTCCCATCCGTTCGGATCGTTCAGCGGCCAGTTTAAAGTCCTCACCGGAAGGGCGG